GATACATCGTCTCAAAGATGTGTGCATTCATCAATCGAGACTCTTCACAGTCGAATGGGAGACCACAGAGAATGAATACATCCGCGAGTCCTTGGACACCGAGACCAATGGGTCTGTGTCGCATATTGGACTTTCGAGCAGTCTCCACGGGGTAAAAGTTACGGTCAATCACTCGGTTGAGGTTCTTCGTCACAACCTTGGTAATCTCATGGAGTTTCGCGTAATCAAATGTCTTGGTCTCCTGATTCACATATTTGGGGAGCGCGATAGACGCCAAATTACACACAGAGGTCTCATCCTTGTCTGTGTACTCAATAATTTCGGTACACAAATTGGAACTCTTAATCACACCCAAGTTCTTTTGATTGGACTTTGCGTTGCACGCATCCTTGTAGAGCATATACGGTGTCCCAGTCTCCGTTTGACTCTTGAGAATTGCCTTCCACACCTCACCCGCTGGTACAGTTGCGGTTGCGAGACCCTCTTCCTCATACTTTGTATAGAGGGCTTCAAACTCCTCACCGTACACATTGGAGAGACCCTTTGCTGTGTCTGGGCAAAAGAGTGACCAATTGCCACCCTCCTCGACGCGTTTCATGAAGAGATCGGGGATCCACAATGCGGAGAAGAGATCGCGACATCGCGCTTCATCGTCACCTTGGTTGAGACGTATCTCCAAAAAGTCCATAATGTCCGCGTGCCATGGTTCCAAGTAGACTGCGATAGAGCCTTTACGACGACCAGCTTGATTTACATAGCGGGCCGTGGCATTAAATACGCGAAGCATTGGGATAATACCATCAGATTGTCCATTTGTACCCCGAATACGAGACTTATTGGCTCTCACATCGTGGATGTGCATACCGATACCCCCAGCCCATTTTGAGATTTGTGCACACTCCGTCAGACTACCGTAGATGCCATCAATTGAGTCACCCTTATTTGCAATGAGAAAGCAACTGGACATTTGTGGTCTCGGAGTACCTGCATTAAATAGGGTTGGTGTTGCGTGAATGAAGAGACCTTGGGACATCTTATCGTAGGTCTCCAACACGGATTTAATATCTGCCCCGTGGATACCAATGGCAACCCGCATAAACATATATTGGGGTGTTTCCATCAATTTACCCTCATGGCGTTGAAGATATGATTTTTCGAGGGTCTTGAGTCCAAAATAACCAAAGTCAAAGTCACGTTCGACCTTAATCTCATCCTTGACCTGACCAGCAATATCAGCGACCTCGTCTGTAACAATGCCAGCTTTCGCCAATTTCTTCATCGCGAGGTGGAAGGTGTTGGGACACACCTTCTGGATGTTACTCGCGACGATACGGGTTGCAAGGATTTCATAATCTGGGTCTGAGGTAATCATACCCACACAGATTTCGGCGGAGAGTGTATCAATTTCGTGTGTGCTGATACCATCGTACATAGACGAGAACACTTGCTGTGCAACTTTGGAAGAGTCGCAGTTCTCGGAGAGACCGTACGTTAAATTCTTGATCCTATTGGTGACATTATCAAACTTCATATCCTCAATACGACCTGAGCGTTTAGTGACCCTCATTTAGTTCTATCATGTGTTTTATTTTTAACTTACTTGCGACACTTCTCAAGATCACCACTGCGAACCTTCACGGTGCCAAAGGTTTCAAACTTGCGATCGGGCTGGAGAAGATATGTGTTCACATGGAATGGACCACTTTTACCAGCAGGTGTAATTGGGGCGTACGACCCAACGAAGCAGGCTGGAGCTTTGCATGGGATTTCCTCAACATTTTGGGGCTTGCTGTCGTAGACCTCGTCGAAGTCGGCAATGTTTAACATTTAGTATTTACACACAGTTTTTTTTCGGACGGTATATTAAATGTGTGACAATCTTCACCTCGATTCCCTCAAACAGTGTGAGACACCTTTGAATACCCTGTTCTTTTCTGAGTTCAACCAAAATCTTCTTCAGCGTGGGATTCGTCAGGCGTTCAAGAATAAAACTGGTATCGCCATTGATTACCAAAACTCCGATGATTTGTATGGTATCATGCGTGTGGTTTTCATCAACAATTCTGGGGATCACAATTCCAACATAAATGAACAAGTAAAGTTCATGAACTCGCGTGTGATCGAGACTGCGACGTCTCAAATTCAAACGGGTGTTTCCCAATATATTTCATATGTACAGGATATCGATTCTACACGAACTCTCCTGGACCAGCCGGTGAATACAAGTACCTATGGTAAAAAGATTGGCATCAACAATAAGATTGGTATCAATTAAAGTTTTGAGTTTATGATAACATAAGATGAGTCTAAATTATTATAAAAGTGAGACTGAAAAAGTATGTAAATCAAAGGGCTGGGACCGTGCAGCTGTAGATACAGTATGGCTCCTGTTGACAGAAGAATTTGGTGAACTCGCATCCGCCATTCGGCAGTACAAGAAAACGTACAAGAAAACAAACCTCAAGAAGGAACGAGGCACGGATGTCATGATGGAAATGGGTGACGTGTTTAGTTATCTATTCCAATTGGCACACATGCTCGATGTTGATCTGGACAAAATGTGGACCGAACACCGAACTAAAATGAAGACCAAAAAATATAATCTAAAGTAATATCAATATGAGTAATTTTATGCTCTCCGACGAAGATAGTATAAATGATGTAAATCCATTTGTCACACGCGATTTTTCCCTTCCAGGGGGCGTGAGACAGACGGGCGATTTTGCGGATTTTACAGGTATTCGATCTGAGAAGGGTATCCCCGAGCCAGAGCGTAGCGTCTATTGTGATTACGGTCTATGCGAGGAAGCATCATCCGTGTGTTCTTTATCAAGGCCTCTTTATCCAAAGAGAAATATCGATCCAGGATTTACGAGATACAATCTCACGTTTGTTGATAAGGTTAAGATTGGGGTTGTGAAGGATCCCATGTTTTCGATACTTGGTGCCATATTGATTCTCACTTTTATTACTATGTCTCTATACTACGCAAGACGTTAAAAAAGTACTCCAAGCGTTCTTGGTCTTGACAGGTTTGGATGATATCCTCCAACGTTTCTTGACAAAAATTTTTAATAAACTCCCTTTGCCAAGCACTTTCAATATTAATTCGAGGTGGCTGGAATGTGGGATCTAATATTTTGCTCGCGTGTGCGACTCGTATAGTTGTGCGAATGTCCAGGTTTTCAGCTAGAATGTTTTCAAGGGCTAATTCGGCCATTTTCTGTCTTACCTCCAATGTCTTTTCGACCATCGTATCCAAAAACTTCTCATATGGAATAGATTGTTTCTTTGATTTCAAATGAATCCAATCCGCGAGAGGTTCTGTGTTGATGTAGTCGCAGTATGTGTCGTAGCCCTTTCCTGGGACATACTTTTCATACATAATTTCAACGTATTGGAGTTCCGAATCAATATCATAGACGGACTTTGCCGACTTGAGGAACGAGGTCATCTAGTTTGGTCTAGAAGGGACTCAATTCTCTAAGCAAAAAACCTCAGTATAAGGTAAAATGAATACGACGGCTATAGCAATTGGTGTTGTGGTCGTAGTTGTGATATTGATTGCTGCATATTTTATGATGGGTTCTAAGAAATCAGAGGCTCCAGCCCCAGAGGCTCCAGCCCCAGAGGCACCACCAGCTCCCCCAAGTGAGTATGTGTATGAATTTATTAAGAATGTTGAAAGTGCTCATAAAAAGGATTTTAATGCACACATAACCGATATTCGCATGGATGGTGTACGCGTTACCCCTGAACAAATAGTGCTTCACGAGGAACCAAAGCACGCTAAATGTAATAGTAAACCAGGTGGATATCAGTGTCAAAGTGGTAATTATGGGCTCAATGACCCAGAACCAGCCAACCCAACTATGAAGGATTTGACATGGTCTGCGTGGAAGGAAGGGCAAATTCAAGTTGGCTCAAAAGTTTTCACCATCACAACCCCAACAAAGGTTGGTGAGTTTGAAATTGACTATTTCAGACCCAAATACGCACCAGGTTGGATTATCAAAGAAAATGGTGTAGAGGTTCTCAAGGAAACCAAGAACGGTGGGGGTGGAAATACACCAAATCCCAAAAAAATCAAGTATATAATCCCATAACCTAAGTCACCCCTTCCAGTTTAAAAATCAAATAAAATTGAGGATCCGCTACACATATGTATTCGGCCATCGCCAACAACAGCTTCTCCTATCTCCTCACTCTTGATGAGTTTAGGAGAGGTCTCCCAGAGGAAACACGACCTTCTTGGATAAAGATTACGACAATCACAATGGTCTCGAGCTTTGTTCAAAACATTGATATTAAGAAACTTCGCCATGCATTTGAGACATTGGAATCCTTTAAATTGAGGCGATGTGGAACACAAAGTGATGGGGGATTTGAGTGGAAATTGAAGCCTACCACGTTCTATAACCAGGTGACCCTCACGTATCACGACAGTTACAGTACCAAGTCTGTGAAGGTGTTCCCAAATGGTTCAATCCAAGTGGCTGGGTGTTGTGACTTGTTTGACTGTAAGCGTATCATCACCCAGTTGACCTACATTTTCAAAACATTTTTGGGTATGGAGATGAAGGTTCCAGTCGATTCCTTCCGAGTGGTCATGATTAATTCAAACTTCAGTCTTAATTACAATGTCAACTTATTGAGAGTTGCAAATCATTTTGAAAATCACAGTGATATTTTCAAAGTATCGTTTGAACCAGATCGATATTCAGCGGTAAAGATTAAATTCAAACCTGCTCAGGACATGAAGGAAATTACAACGAGTATTTTCAGTACGGGTAAAATTATTATCACGGGTGCGGAGACTCTCAAAGAAATTGCCTTTGCGTATAACATCATCAATCAACATATCAACGACGATGACCAAATCCGTGTATCTCGAACAACGGAAACGGATGTATTTGATATATTTTTGGGATACAGGTGTGAACCCATGATTGAAAATCTCAGAGCAAAGGGATTTCATTCTTGGCTTCAAACAATTACCAACCGGCAAATTAATTTCTGATTTTATAGTAACAAAATGTCTCAACGACTTGGAATGGCTGATGGTCGATGCTTCACCATTAACTCCTCATCTCAACTTTTCAACGATTATATGATGAAACAAAATGGCATCACATTTGAAGACAACTACTCGTACAGACAACTCCTCCAAAAGTCCGGTCCAGAACTCATCAGCAAACTTGCGGAACAATCTAGATCCAAGTGTGATCCATGCGATCGATACACGGATATGTCTAATATCTACTAACTGAGCTAAATCACGAAAAAAACTTTAAAACTATACTCTAGAATGTCGCCATGTGCCATATGTCTCAATAACGTGAGATCAACGAGGACCAATCCTCCGATCCGTTGTGGACATACGTTCCATTCGCACTGTCTAGAGGAATGGAAGAGTAAAGGTAAGAATACCTGCCCCCTATGTAGAAAAATATTTGACGTTTCGCAGTTTAAGGTGACGATCACAGTTCAGAACAATTACACAGCATCTTCAAATGCTGTGTCCTTGGAAAATGACGCCATTTTTAACATTATGGATATATTTGACATGTCCTTCGATGTTGAGAATACAGTAGACTTAGAGAGTCTTTTTAGCGATCTTGGGATGAGTTTGTCCGACCTTGATCCCCTTATCTTTGACACAGAATGAACTGCAGTAGCGTTCATAGTTTAGACCGGGATAATTTCGAGAAGCCTTGCGAGGGTCTGTGATGACCTTCCCCTTTGCATCAGTGAGAAGTGGACCAGTAGCCCAACCCCGCTTGTGACTGAATATATTAGCTCTGAAGACGATACGTTTTCCAACTTGAAACGCACCAGCCCGCTTCACCCGTGATTCTGGAATCTTAAAGAACTTGGCGACTGATACTTGGGTATCCCCGGGTTTGACCTTGTATTCTACGACACCATGTTGACGATAGAAATGGAAATCACCTTGGCGGATATAGTTTGTGGGTCGTCCAGGACACACAAACATCATGACCTTGTAGTATCCCTTTTTACACTTTGTACCTGCATCCACTTTGTACACTTTAGTGGGGTTATCTGAAATGACACGTCTTGGGAGATCTTTACAATGTGTGTAGTTGTGTGGGAGATTTGAAAGTCCCGAACGATCACCCGGAATGGACTTTTGCCAACGGTAGGCTTCATAGTCCCCAACAGCATACGCATAACAGTTATTGTTTCCAATACCAGTCGCAGTACCCCAGCGCTTGTTGGTGAACTTCTTTTCAGAACCACTCAAAGGGAGTTCTTTCATTTGTAGTCTATGTAGAAAAAAATATCAATACTAAGTAAAATGATTAAAGAAGTCGCCAAGTCCCAAACCAAGTCTGATATGCTCGTCGAGTTTCTCGTCTTTATACTCAGCATTCTCATCAGCACGTTTGTGATTCGATTCGCTTGGAACCGCTCCCTCGTGAAGCACATTACCGTACTCAAGCCAATTTCTACCATGCTTGATGCCTTCATCCTTGCCCTCTCTTTGAATGTTATTCGGGGTCTTTAGACTTCACTGTAACCCACAGTCTTTTCACCATTTGGGCTGACGAGGGTTGGGAAGGCGTCCATACCAGAACACCCCTCCTTATCGCAATCCACAAACTTGAATGATTTACCATTCTTCTTCATGTGATCCAACTGCTTACGAGTCCAACCACATCCCATGGTCCCGTACACAGTCCACGGTTTCCCGTTTGGTGCCGACGTTGACTGTCTCGTTCTATAGAGAACTGTGAGAGCAACGAGAATGAGAATGAGAGCGATGATTCTTGAGCGTCGCATAGTTTTATAGTATACCCTCACATATTTTTTATGAATGCGCATGTAAAAAAATACATATTATATTATATAATGCAAGGCGACAAAGAAGTTAAAAAATTACAAAAGATGAGGGAGACTCAGAAGAAGAAAGTA